ATGAATCAATATATCTTAATTCTTGAATACCTTCTTGAGGTTTCTTTTGGTCAATGACCTTATTATAATAAATCCTTCCATCAATATACCAATTTCTAAAGATTTCGTGTGCCTTCTTATCGAAATCTAAGAGTTCAAGAATAAACTTAAATTCTTCTCTAATTCTTTTCTTGATGCCATCACTGGCATTAAGGTTTGACAGTTCAATCTCTACAGGACTGTCATTAGTATCTGACACAATAGCTTCATTTACAATATCTTCAATGGCACTATCACACTCAGGATAAAGTGCCATTGAACGATATCTGCGGATCAGATCATTCTCAGTTTTATATACTCCTTCAATATCTACATATGAACCAAAGAACCCAGTGGATACATAGTTCTCATTTCCATCCGAACTATTCGGTGGAACTGGAGATATCACACCAGGTTCTTTCTTTTCATTATCTTCAATTGAGAATCCAAATAGTCTCGCCATTATTACGCTTTACTGGAAGGTATCTTCCAGTATTTATCAGTTGATTCTTACCTCACCTGTAGCACCACCAGAAGATTCAACAGCATCACCAACAGTGACATACTGAACCTTGAAGGTTACATCAAATTGTTCAATTTGATTTGCTTCTTCATAACTAAGGGTGATGTTACTGATTGTAGTGGGCCAAATGTCATACATCTTGTATGTTCTCAAAACAACATTCTCTCCACCTTCATTTCTTGTAGAAGCTCTTGTGGCACCTCTACCAAGTTGCTGAACATAAGCATCAGCCATATATGAAGTTGGGTTAGAAACACCAGTGTTGTCAGTCAATTTGTTCATAGCATTTGACCATCTTTCAAATGCTGTTCTGATTCTGAAGGTTTCATCATTGTAGACTGAAACTGTCCAGTCTTCAAAGATTCTTTCTCCAGCAACCTTCATCATTCTTCCTCTAAAAGGAACATCAACTGAATTTACCTGGAACTGGGGAATAGCTGCTGCTCTACACATAAATGTAAAGATTCCACTTTCTCCAGTATCTCCTCCTCTCCAAGCCTCAGAGATTGAGGAAGGAAAGGAGGGAATGGTGACTTCAAATAAACTAGATCTGGCACCACCACCAGCAAGTTTTGCTTTAAATTGTGAAAGGGTTTTTGCTTCCGCCATTGTTAAGTCCTCCTATTAGTTAGTTGTCTATAATCAAACAGTTCCAACAGCTTCTTCAAAGGAAATACCAGTTCTAGTAGCAACAAATGTAATAGTTACATAGTTGATTGACTTGGTAGGCTTCAGGAAGATGTCAGCTCTAAACTCATTATTATCAATTACTTCAGGAGTGTTATTAGTCTCATCTGCTACAACCAGGAAGTCAAAGAGACCTCTCTTGGCTTGAACATCACGCAGATAAGGCTCAACAATATTCACAAAACTAGCTCTTGTACTAGCATCATTGACTTCAAAGAGTTGTGCATTTGCTGCACCCTCAAGGGCTTGTTCTACAGTAAGGAACAATCTTCTTACATTGATTCTATCAAACGCAGAAGCATAACCAAGACCTGTCTTATCCCCATACAGAAGACTTCCAATTCCTCTTTGAGTTACAATGGAGTTTACTCTTGCACCATATAGTCTATCTCTTTGATCCTTGTTAGGATTGTATGCAAGTTTGACTGCATTGTTGATAATACCTCTAGCCTGTCCAGCAGGTGAGAACCAGGGGAATGCAACAATGGATGTCCTTACCATCAGTCCTGCTGTATCAGCATTACAGGGAAGATAGACAAATTGATCATTGTATCTATCATAGGTATACTTCCATCCAGTATCAAATACTGCATATGATGATGAAGAAATGGGAGCATAGTAATCTAAGATTTTTGTAGTTGCCACTTCAGGATCTGTGACATTTACTACATTTGATCTATGAGGTGAAATTGTAGCAATACAATCTTTTCTCAGATTGGCAATAGAGATCAGATAATTTGCTTTGGCTTGGGTTTCCTGTAAAATACTCAAACCAGGACCCATAATCAAATAATCAACCCCAACTTCTTCTTTGTTGGAGAAGAGACTATAACCACTGACAATATCTCCAAGTGAGGGAGACATTCCATTACCGGCATAGTCACTACCACCAGCAAATGGGAATCCTACATTTCCTATTGAACTAAATTGAATGTTTCTTGAATCCTGTCCCCACACACCACCACCTGTAGTTACAGGAGTAAATCCTGTTGAGAAACCAGAAGCTTTAGGTGACAGACCCCAATATGCATCCGCAGCCTGTGAGGGATTCTTACCGGCAAAGATGTAACTTGAATTATTCAGAATGAAGTTCTTATAATATGTAAGAAGACCAGCTTCTCCATCTCTTGTGGCATCAGTTGCCTTTGAAAGATTTAAATAAGTTTCAAGAACACTACCTTGTGATCCAGTTACTGTTCCATTGTCATCAATAACTGCAATATGCAGTCCATCATTTCTTCCACCTCTTGTAGTAACAAAGTTACTATCAGTAGGTTTGGGTGCAATTGTTCTCCAGAAGATAGTATTATTATCTAGATCCAATGTCTGTTGTGAATACCAGTCAGAAACTGTACTGACTTGACCAACAGTTGCAACACCTACAGAACCACCAGCATCACTGAAGTTCAATGCTACTCCAGTTCTGAATGATTTTGCTTGATCCCCTTCAGCATAATTGATATTTGTTTCAGTTCCAGCAGTAGAAACTCTTGAAACAACTCTTACATCAAATGAACTATTACCAGTTATTGAATCAGTTTTGATTCCAGTAACAATACCTTTAATATAACCTCTGAATGTCAACAGTGTTCCATCTGGTGAAGGAATTACTGCAGTTCCTGCATCGGCAGTAACACCAATACCAATACTGACACCAATACCTGCAGGATTGGTTGTGGCAATACCAATGGTTTGGTCTGCTGCATTATCAATCATGCAGATCTTCAGACCATTAGACCAAGAACCAGGGTTTCTGGCAGCAAAATACCAATCAGAAGCTGTTGAGTAGTTCAGTTCATAATCATCTTGGTTCTTAACTTTAACAGAAGTGGTGGCTGTACCTACACCAGTATTTGCATTCTTCAGTGTATCACCATCAATTCTTGAAACCTTCAAGACTCCCCCATATGACAGGAAAGATGATGCAGAAAGCCAATATTCATACTGACGGTCAGATGAAATAGGACCACCAAACTTATCAAGTAATTGCTGCTCCGTTTGGATATCAACAACTTGACCTACAGGACCCATTTGAAAAGGACCTGCAATTGCACCAATGTTGTCGATAACATTGTCGGCTCTTCCAATAGTAAGGTCAACTTCTCTGACTATTACGCCAGGAGATAATTGAGGAGTCGCCATGTTTTTCTCCCTAAATTCTCAGTTTATCTAAAAAATATTTATGAAAAACAGATATTTAGTAGGGGATTTGATCACCAAGAATTCCACATATACTCCATACCACCTCCCTTATCCCCATATTCATCTGTATACCATCTTGTACCTTCATCATCCACAAATGTAGGTTCATCTAAACCATCAGAGATGAAACCAAATGGTGCCATATCCTGTTCAATCTGATTCTTCTGTTCCTCATAGATTCTCTTTCTTACATCCTGGTCTGTAAGTTCTTTGAAGTAATCCTGAGCAACTAACCAAGCATAGATTACTAGACACATTGCCAAGTCATCATTACAACCTTCTTCTGCTTCAAATGAATTTCCTTTCTGAATGAAGGTAGTAAGTTCTGATATAATATCATAGTCACAGAATATAAGTTTGTTCTCTTCAATCATAGTTTTCAAATTGAGAGAACCAATCTTCTTGACCGTCTTGGACATCTTTACACCCAATTGTGTCTTGTTTCCAGAGAAACCCTGTCCCACAATCTGACCTGCTCTACCTCTCATAGAACACATCAGAAGGTTTGAATACTCCAAATCATATTGAAGAATAGAAGCAACCTGATCTCCAACATCATTCACTTCACATAAAATAAATGCATTGTTATAGGACTTTGCTAAGTCATATATCACATTAGGAAACAACATTGGTTTTATTTCATTGTTCCTATATTTTGCAACAACTCTGTGTGGAAATGTAGTAATATCCACAACCACAAAAGCTGAGTAGTCATTTCCAACCCCCCTGGCAACATCAACAGTTACAATGTAATCTTTATTATCAAAAGGTTTTTCATATACATCCAGACCTGCATTAGACTCTATTGGTTTATCATATACTAATGACTTCAACTTACTGGCAGCAACCAGTGTGTCAATAGACCCTAAGAACTCACAATTATGTGAGACTATTTTATTAGTAATGTAGAGATTTTCTTCTCCAACATCAAGTAAATCATACAAATATATTCCTTCTTCAACTATTTCATTGTATACAACTTTTTTACCCTGAATAATATCATCAAGTTTTAGAGAAGATGCTTTTATCTTCTCACTTCCAAATGAATGATTATCAGAACATTTTATTTCACTTCCATCATCAAAAATTATCCAATGGTAAAATGGTTTATAAATTTTTTGTATTCCACTGAATGATTGAAATCCAGTTGGTGTTTTTACTTTTACATTATTGTTTATCTTATACATTAGACCAACACTCCTTTTTTATAACGCGTTTCATTCCTTGAGGGGTGATATTGTAATCATTACAATACTTCTTACAAAAAGCTTGAATGTAGGACATTTTTCTTCCATTTT